CAACCAGAGCGCCGCCACAAACACGGGCGACTGGAGCGCCGCCACAAACACGGGCGACTGGAGCGCCGCCACAAACACAGGCAACCAGAGCGCCGCCACAAACACGGGCGACTGGAGCGCCGCCACAAACACGGGCGACTGGAGCGCCGCCACAAACACAGGCAACCAGAGCGCCGCCACAAACACGGGCGACTGGAGCGCCGCCACAAACACGGGCAACCAGAGCGCCGCCACAAACACGGGCGACTGGAGCGCCGCTACGGTTGGAGGAGCGGAAAGCATTGCGGTCGTTACCGGGTATGGCAGCAAAGCGAAAGGCGCTGTCGGCTGTTGGCTGGTGCTCACGGAACGTGATGAAAAAATGCACATTTTAGGCGTTCAGGCTGTTTGCGTAGATGGAGAAACCATCAAAGCAGATACGTTTTATATGCTGGAAAACGGCGCGATTACAGAGGTGGATGAATAATGAAAGACAAGAACAAGAAGCTGTTCCACAGCCTGCTTGATCTGGTTCTTGGAAAGCAGGGTAGCGAAGTGGTTGCAAGCATTGGCATGAATGTTTCTACGCGGGGATGTACCGCTTCGGTTTGGCTGATGAACATCGAGGGTGGAAAGATTACCGGAGCGAAGGAATATTACACCCGCACAGGTGATGGTCTATGGGTGAGAACGAAAGACGGGAAAACGGAAATCATGTGTGATGAGGACGTTTTGGAGGCGCTGCGCAATGCGTGATACTATCACCGGATGCCCTGAGCGGGCGTTAGAGCCGCCGGAGAGGGCAGATCAGGAGCGACTTAACCGGTTGCAGGATATGCGGGAAGCCGAGACTGCTATTGGGCTGTATCTGGAGGATTATAAACACCTATTCAGCATCGAGATTAAGAACTTCTTGCTTGATTTACGGATTGCTGTGCAGGACTTTGAACAGGAGGACGAACCATGAATTTATACGAATTGACGCAGGAATTTGCGACTGCAATGCAGGCTATCACGGTAGACCCGGAGACCGGCGAGGTCAGCGGCTTTGAGGCTGTAGACGGCCTGGACGCGGCGTTTGAGGACAAGGCCGAAGCGTATGCCGTCACCATCAAGAACCTTGACGCGGAGGTTAAGGCGCTCAAGAACGAGCGGGACAATCTCAAGGCGCGAGAGGATGCGACCAAGAAGCGCATGGAGTACATGAAGCAGCACCTTGCGGACAGTATGCTTGCTGTAGGCAAAGACAAGATCAGCACGTCGAAGGCTGCGCTGTCGTTCCGCAAGAGTATGCAGGTGAACATTACGAGCGACGTAATGGTGCCGGACGATCTGTGCAAGGTAGTTATCGACCGCAAGCCGGACAAGACGGCAATCGGCAAGTTACTGAAATCCGGTGAGGCCGTACCGGGCGCGGAGCTGGTAGAAAACATAAATTTGCAGGTGAAGTGATATGGCAGAGATTTATCAGGCGATTATCGGCGTTATGGCTGACGTTGGTGCAATCGGCAAGGACAAGACCAACGTGCAGCAGAAGTTCAAGTATCGCGGCGTTGACGATGTGATGAACGCATTGCAGCCCGCAATGGTGAAGCACGGCATTTTCGTCGTGCCAGAGATCATCGAGCAGCGCCGAGAGGAGCGGCAGACCAAGACAGGCGGGAACCTGATTTATTCGGTCTGCACGGTACGGTATACGTTCTACGCCCAGGACGGCAGCAGCGTGCAGTGCGTTGTGATCGGCGAGGGCATGGACAGCGGCGACAAGGCGACGAACAAGGCAATGAGCATTGCATTCAAGTACGCCTGCTTTCAGGTGTTCTGCATTCCGACCGAGGAAATGAAAGAGATTCCAACAAAGATGGATGACCCGGATGCGGAGATTGCGCCGCAGTCAAAGCCTGTGGAACGCAATGATAAGCAGACAGCGGTTCAGATAAAAGCGAAAAAAGTAAAGCAGTTGCTTTACGATATCAGCGGTAAAGATGCGGATGCATCGTCGAAAGTGTGGCACGAGCAGTACCAGAAAGACGAAAACGACATCGTAAAAATGAACGCAGCCATTTTGGAGCTTGAACCGAAATGGAACGCGATCAAGGCAGAACAGCACAAGGCGGTGCAGAATGACGCATGAATTCGACCGTGCACAGGTAGTGCATAACGATCTCGGCAACTGGTTGTGTTTGCATATCAAGAACGCGCCTATGGCGCGGGTGGAGTGCGAACAGATGAAAGAGGGCAAGACCTATACCGCCGAGGTGAAGAAGAAGTACGACAAGCGTTCCGGGCGGGCAAATGCCTATGCGTGGACTTGCATGTCAAAACTGGCTGCGAAGCTGGGAATCAAGCGGGAGGAAGTGTACCGGCAGTACATCCCCGAAATCGGGGACAATTATCGACTTGTGCCGTATGTGAACGGTCAGCAGAGAGACTTTATCGCTGACCTGTGGAGCAAGCAAGGCCTCGGATGGGTAACGCAGGATTGCAATGGCGGTTATCTGATGTGCTTCTACGGGTCGAGCACTTACAACACCTTACAGATGGGTCGGCTTATCAATCTGATCGTGCAGGACTGCAAGGAGCAGGGGATTGAAACCGAACCGGAGAGTACGGTGATTGGTTGGCTGAGTAAATGGAAGCCGGAGGAGCGCGGGGTATGAAGTGGGGAAACTACAAGAGATTTGCAAGAAACCCCGGCGAATTTTCGCACAAATACGAGTGCTGGGCTTATAACCACAGAGGTTGGGCAAAGATGAAAAAAGCAAATCGCCGGACGGCAAAGCGCAGACTGGAACGCGCGGCGAGAAAGGACATGGAAGAATGAGACGGCAGACCAAGTTTACCGGCATTAGCCCGGCGGTTTGGAAGGAATGCTACGACCGGGACGGCGGCATTTGCCGCCACTGCGGGAAAGGCGGTGTACTGCAAGCGTGCCATTTTGTATCGAGAGCGCGCGGCGGCATGGGCATTCCGACAAACCTTGTGATGCTGTGCCCGGACTGTCATCGGGAGATGGACCAGGGCGACGGAAAGGAAATCAAGCGGGAAATGCGGGAGTACCTGCAAAGCCTCTACCCACTGTGGGACGAGGAAAAGCAGAAGTATACCAAGGAGACAGGGAGATGAAAGTTGATTTAGAAAAATATCGGAAATACATCGAAACCCGGATTGCGGAAGGCGCGAGCTTGCGAATGCTTGAGAACGAAATCGGAATTGAGCGACAAAAACTCTCAAGAGAGATGAAAAAAGCAGGCATGAGAGTTCCTACGCGAATTGAAAGCGTGAAATTCCTGTGGAAAAATCATAAACATCCGCACATTGGGAAAACCGGTAGCTTGTGCCCGACGTACGGACGCAAGATGTCAGATGAAACCAAACAAAAGCTGAGAGAAGCAATGGCTGGAGATAAAAATTATCACTGGTCCGGAGGAAGAAAGAAACACTCAAGCGGGTATATTCTTGTATATCGACCAGACAACCACTTAGCAGATAAACACGGGTTTGTGCTGGAACATAGGCTTGTAGCTGAACAGAAATACGGAAGAAAGCTGACATCTTCGGACATTGTACATCACATTGACGGCAATAAGACAAACAACAATCCAGAAAATATCGTGGTTCTGACCCGATCAGAACATGCGAAATTGCATAATGGATTGAAAAAATGCAACAAACGGAGGAATACAAGTGCTTAACAAGATCGTTTTACAAGGAAGATTAACAGATAATTTGGAATTGCGACACACGCAGTCTAATACGGCTGTAGCAAGCGGTACGATTGCGGTACAACGCAGCAGAAAGGATAACAACGGAGAATATCAGAGCGACTTCTGTTCCGTTGTCCTGTGGGGCAAGCTGGCGGAGCACGCAAGCACATGGTTCCACAAGGGCGATATGTGCATTGTTTCCGGCCGTTTGGAAAGCCGCGACTGGCAGGACAAGAACGGCAATAAGCGTCGCTCGTGGGAAGTGCAGTGCGAAAGCATCGACTTCTGCGGCGGCAAGAGCGAGGGCAAGCCAAAGGAGAACAGCGATTTTGCGGATATGCCGGAGGAAGATTCGGAAGTTCCGTTCTGAGGTGATGGGGAATGAACGGGCACATTAAGCTGCATCGTGCGCTTACGGAGTGGGGGTGGTACAAAGACCTCCCCACCTGCAAGCTATGGCTGCACGTCCTGCTGAGAGCCAATTACAAGACTTGCGAGTGGCAGGGCATAGAAATACCGCGTGGTGCGTTTGCAACAAGTTATGCGGCACTCTCGGCGGAAAGCGGGTTGTCTGTGCAGCAGGTACGGACGGCACTCGGTAAACTGAAAAAGACCGGCGAAATCACGGTGGAAACCAATCGGCACTATACAGTTATCACGGTTAGCAAGTACGACGAGTACCAGAGCACCGAACGCGACGAAGTGACGACACCGGCAAAATGTTCGCCAAAGCCTAAACCGAAGCCCCAAGCCCAAGAAGCCGATAAGAAACTCGACCTAACTGAACGATTTTCGGAACCGGTATGTTCGGCGGTTCAAGATTGGATTAGATACAAGAAGGAGCGCAGGGATGCATACGAGCCAACTGGCCTCAGAAACCTTCTCACGATGATAGAGAACCGCGTAAAGCAGCACGGAGAACAGGCAGTAGCCGAGGTTATCCGGCTGAGCATGTCTCAAGGTTGGAAGGGTATCATTTGGGACAGAATCGGAGACAAGCCGAAGAAAACCAAAACGGATGCGCCGATGTTTAAAGGTGCGCCCGCCGCCAGTGACTGGGAAAATGAGTGGGCGGCACGAGTGAAAGCAAGCAGAGGTGAGAAGTGAAGTTTGTAATCAAAGGGCCGCTGCCGGGACTGAATGAGCTGATCGAGGCGGAACGGCGCAACCGGTACTTAGGCGCACAGCTCAAGAAGAAGTGCGAAACCGTCGTGATGCACGCGGCACGGCAGCTCGGCAACGTGGAGTTTGAAGAACCGGTGTATATGATCTATCGCTGGTACGAGAAAGACCGGAGGAGGGATAAGGATAATATTTGCGCGTTCGGGCGGAAAGTTATTCAGGATGCGTTGGTGAAAGCACGGTATCTGTCGAACGACGGGTGGAAGAATATCCGAGGGTTTGAAGATCACTTTGAGGTGGACGCGAAGAATCCGCGGATTGTGGTTGAGATTTTGGGAGCGGATGAAACGGATGAAGTATGAGGACTTTTTGAAGGGCAAGCTGAAAAGCAGACCGAAAAGCGGATTTGACATGCAGGAGAAGCACGAAAATCTGTTTGAGTGGCAGAGATATGTGACGGACTGGGCGTGCAAGACCGGGAGCGCGGCACTATTCGAGGATTGCGGGCTTGGCAAGACGGCACAGCAGCTTGCATGGGCACAGGAGACCGCACAAAAGACCGGCAGGCCGACGTTGATTCTGGCACCGCTGGCGGTATCGCGGCAGACCGTGCGCGAGGGCGAGAAGTTCGGCGTGCCGGTGACTTTGGCGGAGATGGATGCGGATATTGCGCCGGGCGTGAATATCACAAACTATGAAAAACTGGACAAGTTCGACACGTCAAAGTTCGGTGCTGTGGTGTTAGACGAAAGCTCGATTTTAAAAAGCTACATGGGAAAAACCAAACGGCAGATTATAGGAGCGTTCCGCGATACACCGTTCAAGCTGGCCTGCACGGCTACGCCTGCACCTAACGACCTAATGGAGCTGCTGAACCACGCGGAATTTCTCGGCATCATGCGTTCAAGCGAGGCGCTTTCCTGCTGGTTTGTGGCAGACCAGAGAAACAGCGGACACTATCGGCTGAAAGGACACGCAGAGCACGATTTCTGGCGATGGGTGGCAAGCTGGGCGGTTTGCATTTCCAGTCCGAAGGATATTGGATTCCGCGCAGACGGATACACGCTGCCGGAGCTGCACGAGAAAAACGAGGTTGTGCAGACGGAGAAGAACACGCTGCTGGGACTGACGGAAAAGCTGGATCTTTCTGTGAAGGGCTTTCATGCAGCGAAGAAAAAGAGCCTTGCAGAGCGCGTGCAGCGGTGCGCAGAAATTGTTAGCAGTTCGGACGAACAGTTCGTGATCTGGTGCTTTCAGAACGAGGAAGCGGATGAGCTGAAAAAGGCGATTCCGGAAGCGGTGGAGATACGAGGAAACGACAAGGCGGACGTAAAGGAACGTGCAGCGGTGGACTTCATCGACGGGAAATTCCGCGTTTTGATCTCCAAGCCTTCTATCTTCGGATTCGGTTTGAATTTTCAGAATTGCCGAAACGCAGTGTTCTGCGGACTGGATTACAGCTATGAGAGTTACTATCAGGCAGTAAGGCGGTTTTACCGTTTCGGGCAGGATAAAGAAGTAAACGTATGGCGCGTGATCGGAGAGGGAGAGAAGGAGATACTGGACGCGATTGAACGCAAGGCGCAGCAGAAACAGGAGATGACCGTGAGCATGGCGCAGGCTATGCGGGAATTTCAGACAGAAGCTGTGCGAGGACGGGAGTTTGTGCTCGATCTGAAAAAAGACGAGTTCAAGTTCCCGGCATGGATTAAGGAGGCAGTGTAATGCAGGAAGTAATGAATGAGCGCTACGCACTTTACAACGGAGACTGTGTAGAGGTGGCACGGCAGATGCCGGACGAGAGTGTTCACTTCGAAATTTTCAGCCCGCCGTTTGCAAACCTGTACATCTATTCGGACGATCTGCGGGATATGGGCAACTGCAAGAACGAGGACGAGTTCTTCGAGCAGTTCGACTATCTTATCCCGGAGCTGTACCGGGTACTGATGAACGGACGCATTTGCGCGGTACACTGCAAGCAGCTTGCACGGTACAAGTCCAGCCACGGCGCAAGCGGCTGGTATGATTTCCGCGGCGACATCATCCGGCACTTTGAAAAGGCGGGATTTCAGTACCACAGTGAGGTTGTCATCTGGACTGACCCGGTACTGGAGATGCAGAAAACCAAGACGCAGAGACTGCTTTACTGCCAGCTTCAGAGGGACGCAAGTTTGACGGGTATCGGAATGCCGGAGTACCTCGTGTTGTTCCGCAAGTGGAAGGACGACGGAAAGAACCCTGAGCCGATACGCCATTACAAGACCGCAGAGGACGCGGAAAAGGACGGCGGCGACGCGCGGCAGGTGCTCGGCCTTCCGATGTGGCAGAGATACGCAAGCCCGGTATGGTTTGATATTCGCAGAACCGACGTTCTTAACGCGCGACTGGCACGCGAGGACAAGGACGAAAAGCATATCTGTCCGTTGCAGCTGGAAGTTATCAGACGTGCGGTGCAGCTTTGGACAAACCCCGGTGACGTTGTGTTTTCACCGTTCGGCGGGATCGGCAGTGAACCATACATCGCACTCGAGCAGGGGCGCAGGGCGGTAGCGGCTGAACTGAAGCCGGGCTATTTCGCGCAGATGGCACGCAACTGCGAGGAAGTGTGCAAGCCGAAGGACGAAGATCAAGTGACGTTTGGTGAGGTGGTGTGAATGGTTGAGAAAGCAGTTTTGAACGCTGCACCGGAGAATGAGGTGCAGACGATGAAAGTTTTAATTGCCTGTGAGGAATCGCAGGAGGTGTGCAAGGCATTTCGGGCACGCGGACACGAAGCGTACTCCTGCGATATACAGGAGCCGTCCGGCGGTCATCCTGAATGGCATATCCTCGGTGACGCACTCGCTGCCGTAGCAGGGGGTAATAATTACCATGGACGGTAAAGCACATGAGGTAGGCAAGTGGGATATGTTGATTGCACATCCGCTTTGCACTTACTTAACCAATGCAGGAGCACGGCACTTGTGGGCACACCACCAGTTACAGCCGGAACGTGTAAAAATCGGCATCCGGGCGCGTGATCTATTCATGAGGTTGTGGTGGGCGGACATACCGCGCGTTGTGATTGAGAACCCTGTGCCGTCAAGCGTGTTTTGCCTGCCGGAGTACGCGCAGATTATCAATCTATATCAGTTTTACGGCGCAGAACACCCATATACAAAGAAAACGTGTTTGTGGGAAAAGGGCGTAGAACCGTTAGCGCCGGTTGAAGCGGTAGAACCAGAGAAGGGCAGAGAGCTGCACATGAAGAACGGTACAGTTCGCCGCTCCTGTTGGGTGATGGATCAGAACAAAGACCGGGCAAAAAAGAGAAGCAAGACGTTTCCGGGCATTGCTCGGGCGATGGCGGAACAATGGGGAGGATGAAGCTGCTATTGCGATAAGTTCCGCGATGCGTTCAAGCGCGCAAAGGAGGAGAGGGACAGACGTGGATAGACGGTGTATGAATTGCAAATGGTGAAGGACGGAGCATACAATGACTTACACAGAAACAGAATTAAATGAAATTTTGAGAAATCATAAACATTGGATTCTGGAGGATATAGATGGTTGGAAAGAGATGAGGGCAGACCTGCACGGAGCAGACCTACACGGAGCAAACCTGTGCGGAGCAGACCTGTACGGAGCAGACCTGCACGGAGCAAACCTGCACCGTGCAGACCTGTGCGGAGCAGACCTGTACGGAGCAGACCTGCACGGAGCAAACCTGTACGGAGCAAACCTGTGCGGAGCAAACCTGCACGGAGCAGACCTGTGCGGAGCAGACCTGCACCGTGCAGACCTGTGCGGAGCAGACCTGTGCGGAGCAGACCTGCGCGGAGCAACCAATATACCTTTTATTCCGATGACTTGTCCAGATACAGGAACTTTTGTCGCATGGAAAAAGGCAAACGGATACATTGTCAAGTTGGAGATTCCAGAGGATGCTCGGCGAAGTTCCGCAACGGGAAGAGAGTGCCGATGCGATAAAGCGAAAGTGATAGAAATTCAGGAATTAGATGGTTCGCCCTCTGAATTAACGGAAATCGCAAGTAGATATGACCGCAATTTTGTTTACCGCGTAGGCGAAATTGCGGAAGAACCTAAATACGATGAAAACCGCTGGAAAGAATGTGCACCGGGTATTCATTTTTTCATCAATCGTCAGGAAGCAGTAGATTATGTTTTGTAACAAGAGGAATGGGAGGAACAGAATGAAATCTGTGATGTTAAGCATTCGCCCGAAGTGGTGTGAGAAGATTACCAGCGGTGAAAAGACCATTGAAGTCAGAAAGACCAAGCCGAAACTGGAAACGCCGTTTAAGTGCTACATCTACTGCACCAGCGGTAGACCTGACCTGAACATTCCTATTTCGCCGGAACGCCTGATGCAGGACTACTTAGATACAGGTTCCATGCAGTCGCTGAACTGCCCGCTTGGGAATGGCAAGGTCATTGGCGAGTTCACCTGTGACCGGATTTATGGGCTTGCGCCCCTCAACCATGCACCGGATGACGTAGAAAAACAAGCCTGCCTGACACGGGAAGAAATTGTGAACTACCTAAAGGGAACCGGCTACGGCTGGCATATCGTCGGCCTGCGCATTTATGACCAGCCGCGGGAACTGAGCGAGTTTACCGGATTACGCAATACGAGATTCGGCGCAGCGCCATATGACATCAAGCGCCCGCCCCAGAGTTGGTGCTATGTTGAGAAATGGGAGAAAAACGATGGCGATAAGTAAGAAAATCCGCGAAGAAGTATACCGCAAATACGACGGACACTGTGCTTATTGCGGCAGAGAGATTGCATACAAAGATATGCAAGTAGATCATTTTCTCCCACTGAGGGCATGGGGAATTGAAGATGCGGGGACAGATGATATTTCGAATCTCATGCCGTCCTGTCGAATGTGCAATCATTACAAGCGAGCCCATACGCTGGAAACATTCCGGCGCTACATCGCGGAAATTCCGAGAAAGCTGCGCGAAAATTACATCTATAAGGTTGGCGTAGTTTACGGGAATGTGATCGAGAATGAAAAGCCGATTGAGTTTTACTTTGAGAAGCAGAAAAGTGCAACTCATTTGGGAAAGGGGTGCGAAAATGGCGCGTGACGCTGTTACAGCGGTGCGCGATATAGCTGCGTATTTAACGGTGGGTGAGTGGTGCTTGATTATGGCAGGCGTGAAGAAAGCCGTTGAGAGAATGACACAGGAGGAAGACGATGAACGAAGTATGTGAAGATGTTGAAAAGCTCGCGGAAAAGGAGCTTGAAAGCGCAAATGAGCGGTTCCCGCAGTTCCATATTCCGCATGAGGGATGGGCGGTGCTGCGTGAGGAATACGACAAACTGGAAGAAGAAGTGCATCAGCTCGACGGCGAGATCAACTGCTATTTGTGGGGAAGCGTGAAACGCAATACAACTGCTGACAATGTGGAAGCAGTTGTATCGCGTGCTATCGCTGCCGCTTGCGAGGCTATACAGGTGGCGGTGATGGCGCGAAAGTATCTGGATATGCTGGAAAGAGAGGAATGAAATGAAAAAAATTGCTTTAATCGTTCTGGCTATCGTGGCAGCACTGGTACTCATGATTGCTGCTGCATTTGTGTCGGCTAATAACCGCGCAGTATCAGCAGAAGAACAGGTAAATTCGGCGGCAGCCGATGTGCAGGTGGTGGAAAAACGCCGTGTTGATCTCGTTTACAATCTGGTGGACGCAGTAAAGTCCTATCAGAATTACGAGGGCGATACACTGACAAAGATTACGCAGGCTCGCACTGCTGCCGCGTCCGGCAAGGTCGAACAAGCGCAGGTTGCGTTGAACGCCGTTGCAGAGCAGTACCCGGAACTCAAGGCAAACGAAAATTACAAGCAGCTCATGACCGAGCTTGCGCTGACCGAGAACCAGATTGCACAGTACCGCAACAACTACAATCAGCAGGTACGGGCATACAATAAAATGGTAAGGTCTTTCCCGACCGGTTTTCTGCTGAGGGTAATGAACTATCAGACAATCGACACGACCTACACGGACTACGACGCACCGGAAGATGCACCGCAGAACCTGTTCGGTGGCGGCGATGGAGATTAAGCCTCGTGAGATTGCGTTCAGCGTTGCAATCGTGTTTGTTATGGTGGCACTGGGATTTCTGCTCGGTAGCAAAATCAGTGACCATATCGCTGAGACAAACGAGGAATTTACCACGGCAACGCAGATTACAGACGATCAGCAGTTTCAATATGCGCTGGATACCGACTTCGGGAATGTCATCGCTTACGGCAATCTGGTTGCCGAACAACCCGTTTCGGCTGATGATTTAGATGGCGAATATGCGCAGCTGACCAAAATCACGGAGCAATATACCATGCACACGCGCGTTGTAACCTCTACGGACGGAAAGGGGCACACATACACTCGCACCGAGGTGTATTGGACGTGGGACGAGATTGACCGGGAGAAAGACAGCACAGAAACATACATGTTCATGGGTGCATCATTCCCGGCGGATAAGTTTTCCGTTACAGCGCACCAACAGGGCGATACAATCTATGACAGCAGACTTGTGCGGCATTATTACGAAGCTGTGGACGCAAATATGGTTGGCAGTATACATACGCAAATCAAAGATCATATGATTGCAGACAACAACAGGTTTTATACGGACGCAGAACCACAGGCGATTGTAAACCTTGCTATAAGACAAGGTAATATTGCTATCATCTTGTTCGGTGTATTATGGATTGCTCTGACCGGTGGCGCGGTATATGGTTTCTGTGCACTGGAAAACAGGTGGCTGGACGGATGATGTATAGTCCGGAAATGCGAAAATACCTGAAAGAAATCAATCGCTATTTGCTTTGGAGGTACGGAAATGGCGAAGAAAAAGAAAGTCAACCCATACCGAATACCGGCGACGCAGGGTGACATAGAAAAAGCCAAACGAGACGCAACGAACACGGCGGTTGCGTCTACATGGGCAATTATGTTTAGCGTCCTACGGGATAAAGAAGGGTACGACTATTACCGATTACGTCGGATATGGGATGAAACAAACTACCTCGCAGACAGTATCGCCCGAAAATACGTTAAAATCGACGATCTGATTGAATAACTGCGGGAGAATGGAATAGCATTAGCATGAAAAAGAAAAGCGAATGCGCTGGGTGCGCATACTGGCGGGTGCTTGGTACAAGCCGAGGGTCTAAGCTATGGGCGTGTCATTATTTGATCGACACAGGAAAATCGCGCGGATGTGAACCGGGTGTGGGTTGCGTCCGCAAGGCGGCGAGAATCAGCCGCCGCAGGCGATATACACAGCATGGTATGGAGGAGGTAGTGGCACACGACGACTAAAGAATGGCTCAGACGAGGGATTGACCTTGAAAAATCAATCTCTGCACTGGAAGAAGCACGAGTAAGGGCGTGGACGCGGGCGACAAGCGCAACAGCGACGATCAAGGACACGCCGGGTGGCGGCGGTGACGTGACCGCAAACAAGGCGGATGCGTATCTTGCCCTGTCCGAGAAGATACAGCGAGAGCAGGAACGGCTTGCACTGATTAAGGCCGAGATTATCAGCACAACGGCTAAGGTACAGGATGCGGCGCTGCGGGCGCTGCTGATCGAACACTATGTAAACGGTCGGACGTGGAGAGAAACCGCCGAGAAAATGAATTACAACGAAGTGCACGTTCGTGGAAAGATGCACGCGCGGGCGTTGCGGGCAGTAGAACATATACGCACAGGCTGTGCATAAAGCTGTGGAAAACGGGCTACACAATACTACAAAGAATGGTGGTATAATGATATCGTGATAAAAGCCCTAAAGGGCGGAATCACGGAGTTGCGTTCCTCCGCTTTCAGCCCGCCGAAAGGCGGGTACACGCCCGGAAGCCTGCGTGAGGGTTGACGGGTGACAAGCCTTTCTGTTTAACCCCAAACACCTACTTAAAGCGGTGGGGAGACCTGCCGCTGACCTGCTCCAAAGTCTGCATGAGGGCAGAGGAGCAAAACGCCTTTCGCGGAACGAAGGCATTGATTATCCTTTCTATTCTTTCGGCGTGTCTTTTGCGCGGCACGCCGATATGCTCCAAAGCCTGCATGAGGGTGACGGAGTAATAATATTCACGCTAAAAAATTGAGAATGGAGTGCGGTGCCTGCGGGCAACAGACACCGCAAACATGCCCGGATGGCTGCATGAGGCCGGACGGGTAACGTACAGAACTTTTTAGCCAAGGGCAACGTGACGGACTTTGGCAAGCCTTGCATGATGGACAACGTGCAAGGCGATCTGTTCCCGAAGCTGCATGAGGCGGAGGGAGCACAACGCCTCCAACGAGGACGATAATATTCTGACAGTCCGGAAAGACGGACAATCTGTTTCCGAACGCCTGTGAAGCTGCTGCAACGGCTTTGCAGAGTTCAGCGGGTGCTTGCAGGCACGCCGCAACCGGGGTCGCTCCCCGCTGTAACCTTACGAGGGAATCAGCCGGATTACAGACCGATAGCAACTGCGACACGACGGAGAGCAACGCCGAACAGCCCATAATGAGAGGGCGAGTGCTGCCCGGATAAGCACTCACACGGACTTAGTGAGCCGAGAGCAAAACAACCGGTACAAAGTTGCAAAGCCGATACGGCGCTTTCGGGCGGCTAAGTACACGCCGCGAAAGAGCACCAGCCTGTTTATCTCTTGCGATAAGCATACCTAATCACACAGGACGGAACACAAGTAAACTTGCGAAAGTGAGGTTATTACCTCTCTGGATTTCATACAAACCGTTCTGGACAGCGGCGCAAGCCTCGGTAAAAGCCCGACGTACAGACGCGACGATAGCGTTCATACCTCCCTGTGGAGGTATATCGGTTTGCATAGTGGCTGAAAGCGGGTGCGAGTCCTGCAAAACCGAAACAGTCGTATAATGGGGAACCCCGCTCACCTTATGGCTTTGGTGAGCGGGGTTTGTCATAGAGAAACAAGGTATTTTATTTTTTGGCTCGGTTCGGGTGGTCGATGGCGGCTACCTCGGCAACCGTGTAAACCTCGGCGCCTTTCGGCAGACCGAAAAAGATATATCCGTCATGCGATGAGGTGATAACCGGAAAATATCTGTCTTTGTCGATTGCGCGTGCATAGCGCTGGTCGATCGGCGTTCCCGGTGCGGTACAAGGAGTGGGGAATGCGTTTACTCGATCGTAAACGCCATCTTTCAAGCGGAGATAATACGCGGGATACGCGGAAGGCGTGGAGAATAACTGAACTTTCATTTCTGGTCCTCCTTCATCTGCTGTGCAATGAGTTTTTCGAGGTACTCGTTAAAATTCATTTTTCGGCGCTGCGCTTCGCGGCGCACGGTGTCAATGGTGGAGTTGAGCAGCGTTAGAGTAATGCGGCCGCGACTGCCGTCCTCGGCAACCGGTCCGAAAAGCGCTTCGTACTCATCGGCCGTGAGATGTTCCTCGGCCCAGTCAGACGCTTCTTCCGGCTCGATCGGACGGAGTTCAATGCCCGGCTTGCTTTCGCCGCTCATTGAAAAACGTGCATACTGTGTTTGTGCGCCGCCTTGACCGATAAGAAAGAATTCGCCGCTTCGCTTCTGGTAGAGTTCTTCCTTTTCCCAGAAATCCGAGTTTTCTGGCTCGTTGGCTTCCCAGGTGCCGACTAATTTTGCGGTCTCTGTGTTGTAGCGCTTGCCACGGATTACTTTATTCATTGTTGGGTGCTCCTTTCGATTAGAAAATACTCTGATAGTCGTAAAAGTTCAGCGCTTCGGCGATCTTCTCGCGGTAATTTTCGCCTGCCTCGTAGGCGGTGATCTTACCGGTTTCGATTTGCTGCAAGGTTTGCAGCGGAATGCCGGTCACGTCTGCAAGCTGCTGCTGGGTCAAGCCTGCGGCTTCGCGGATATCTGCAACGGAGATTTTGCCTTTCGGCCATTTGTCCCCGTGTGCCTTATCCATGACCTCGCCAACCTTGTAAACGTGGGCGCGTTCCGTGTGTCGGCCGCCGTCCTCGTTCGGGACGGAGAAAAAGATGCCGGAATCAATCGCGGAATCGAATGCGGCTTCGAGGTTTTCGCCGTGCTCGCGCAGGCTGGCAGGCTTGCCGACAGTGACAGGCACTAAGCAAAGATTGCCGTCGTGCGCGTCGTAGTCGCCGTAGTATTCCATCCCCGTGCTATGATAGCCGCCGAAATTGCAGCGGCCGTAATGCACACCTTCCGGTATCTCGATAAGGACACGCCGCAAGGCAATAGAGCCGCCGTAGGTGCTCCAACCAAGTCCACCGACCTGACGGTCGGATTCCACGCTGTCCTCGGTAACGACAAAAGCGTCATACTTTTTGACGGGATAGTTCGGCGTGGATTTTGCTTCGTCGAGGCGTTCGGCTGGCTCGCAGAACAGAGTGAGAATTGCTAACATAATAATTACCTCCTGCTTTATTCCTTAGTTCTTTCCGTATTTATAGTATAGCGAACTTTTGCACGAAAGTCAATACTCTTGTGCGAAAGTTAATACTTTTGCGTAAAAGTCTTTTTTTATATGTTCCGTTGCGGGTGCATGAGCCGGACGGGAGATTAAACAATTTCAAAGCTGACACCCTCAATGAATAAGATAGTACCGTATCCGGGAAGAAATGCACAACGGCGTCCAACCCATTCTGGGTGATTACCTTGGTAATCCTGATAGGTGGATTTGTAGTCGTTGCCGATGCGGTCGTATTCTGCTTTTGTGATGCGTACCATGGTAAGTCCTTTCTGCCCTCGTGACCTCCGGGGCGGGGTGATTGGGTTAAGGTGTTTTAAGATTGGGTTGAGCGGCGTTAGTCAATAGCGCAGTAGGTAAGGGCATCATAGCCCATATCAGCAAGCGCCTTGGTCATAGCCTCGGCTGCGGTCTCGCGCTTGATTGCTGCGTTGGTTTCTCGGTTAGTTAACATATTGATTACTTCCTTTCGGTGTTCGTTTCCTTTACTGTGACTATAGTATAATATATTTGCGCAAGTATAGCAATGGGCAAAATAACTATATTTGCGCAAGTATATTTGTGGATTGTGTATATTTACACAAATATATATGAGGTGTATAATAGCTATCGTTAGGAGGTGCTGTTATATGCCATCCAGCAAGGCACAGCAGAAAGCAACCAATAAGTACATCAACAAGGCTTATGACCGGGTTAATTTGACCCTGCCGAAAGGCAAGAAAGAAGAAATCAAATCCCATGTGGAAGGCCGGAGCGAAAGCGTGAATGGCTTTATCGCCCGTGCGATTGATTGCCAGATGGAGCGAGACAAAGAGGAGGACAAAGCGTAGTGTATGATAGAGTAGATGCAAGCAGCGGAGAGAGCCTTTGCCGTACTATGGCGGAGGAATGCGATACCGCGATCTTAGCATTTTCCACGGGCAAGGACAGCATTGCAGCGTGGTTGCAGCTGAGGAAGTATTTCAAGCATGTAATCCCGTATTATTGTTACACTGTGCCGGGTCTGGAATTCGTCGAGAACAGCCTCGCATACTATGAGGATTTTTTCGGAACCCACATTTACAGACTGCCGCATAGATCACTGTACCGGCTGTTGCGAAATCTGGTCTTCCAATCGCCGGAGCATGTAACCAAGATCGAGGCGCTGGATTTGCCGGGCGAAGAATATGACGATGCCGAAATTGGCGAGATCATCCGCGAATGCAAGCGCCTGCCGGAATGCGTATACACTGCGACCGGCGTTAGAATGGCAGACAGTCCTATGCGGCGTATCGCTATGAAAACACATGGAGCGATCAACCACAATGCAAAGCGGTTCTATCCGGTGTTCGACCGGGTAAAGGCCGACCTGCTGCGCGAATTTGATGCAAGCGGTGTTCGGCTGCCGGTAGACTATAAACTGTTCGGCAGAACGTTCGATGGTATTGATTATCGGTTCTTGAAGCCGATCAAGGAGAATTTCCCGCGAGACTATGAGAAGATTATCACATGGTTCCCGCTGGCAGAGTTGGAGTTATTCAGGAGGGGCGAACTGTAATGGGATATTGGAACGACGACGAAGTTAAGGAAACAAAAGATGATCACATTGAATTAGAGCAGCTCGAAAGCGAGTGCCTCGATGAACTGGGAGACGTAGAAAAGAGTTTCCGTGAGCGCATGGGCGCTGAGAACAAGCGATTCCGCGATATGTGCGACACTGAATATTGGTGTTGTATCTGCTTTACCAGCAGAGCGCAGAAAGAGGAATTTCTCGCATCCCTCGAATTCGATACCGATCTAAAGTATATCGAAGGCAAGGAATTCGCGCGGTCGGTCAAGCGTCCGATTAAAACCGAAGATATGAAGTTTGCGCGAATCGGCAAAGGCTCAAAAGAATATTTGAGCAAAATCATTGGTGAATAAATATAACGGAAAGGATTATCTGCGAAAGATAGTCCTTTTTGTATACTCTGAAAGGAGGTGTGAAGCATGGGTAGTGGTTATGGTAGTGGCAGACTTGCAAACCGTGGTCGTTCTGGCGGTGTGCGCCGTCGTAGCGTAGCGGTTGGCCGTCGTGCGGCTGGTGCTCGTGGCGCTCGTTCGTCTTCGACCTAAGCAAACACAACTCAACAGACAAAGCACCGAGACTTTCCCGGTGCTTTTCTATTGGGTGAAAGGAGGTTAGGAAATGCCGAGAGGCAGACCGAAGAAAGTAATTGATCTTGACGCCGTCGAAGAACTTGCCGCAGAGGGCAACACCCAAGCGGACATTGCGGACGCTCTGGACTTTGCGAGAGGAAACTTTCTGAATCGCAAGGACGTAAGGGCGGCTTATGTGCGCGGCGTGTCACAGATGCGCTTGCGTTTGAGGCACTGGCAGGTTCAAGCGGCGAAAAGTGGCAACATACAAATGCTGATCTGGTTAGGTAGGCAGTACCTCGGGCAGAGCGATACCCCTGCGCCGATGGAAAGCGACAACGACAACGGCGTGCAGCCGCTCGTTGATATGCTGATGAAGCCCGCACCGGACAGAGACATAAAGGATTTTGAAGATGGATAATATCCCCGCACCGTTCACGAAAAAACAAGTGGATTATTTCTATAAATCCCTTCATAGTTGGTTCAACGTGGCCGAAGGCGGCAAGCGTGGCGGTAAGAACGTATTGCAAACAACGGCGTTCTGCGCTCGATTGGAAAAGCACCCGAACAGATTCCACCTCATTGCAGGCGTTTCTACTGCGTCGGCAATGCTTAATATCATCGACTGCGACGGTTACGGCATGATTAACTATTTCGGCAAGCAGAATTGCCGGGTAGGTAAGTACCAGAACCGAGACTGCATCTACGTCAAAACGCGGAACGGTGCCGAGAAGATCGTGCTTGTATCCGGCGGTCGTAAAGACGGCGACGAGAAGAACATCAAGGGCAACACTTACGGCCTTGCGTATATCACCGAGGCAAACGAGTGTCACCCCAAGTTTGTGCAGGAAGTCTTTGACCGTACCATGACGAGCGGCGACCGTGGTATTTATCACGATCTTAACCCAAAGGGCGAGAACCACCCGTACTACACGGACGTGCTCAACTTCCATATGGAGAAGCAGCGGGAGAACCCCAACTACGGCTTTAACTACGGACATTTTACCATTGCAGACAACCTTTCCGTATCGGATGAACGCTTGAAAGAAATCCTTGCGACATACGACCGAAAGAGCATCTGGTATCAGCGTGATATCCTCGGTATGCGACGTGTTGCAGAGGGTCTGGTTTATCCTATGTTCTCGACCGAGCTGCACGTTACGGATGGTGAAGGTTCCGGCAATCGCTGGTTTGTGTCCTGTGACTACGGCACGATTAACCCGACCGTGTTCCAGCTTTGGCGGTTTGATGAAATGACCTGCAAATCAACTTGCGTGCGTGCGTATCGGCACGACAGCCGCAAGGAGAAGAAACAAAAAACAGATGAGGAATACTACGCCGATCTTGAAACGTTCGTTGGTGGTCAGTATATCGAGGCGATCATTATTGACCCATCGGCTGCATCGTTCAAGGAAACAATCCGCAGGCACGGTAAATTCCGTGTGCGTGACGCAGACAACAGCGTGCTTGACGGTATCCGACTGATGGGAACGCTGCTTGCTGCTGGTTATGCACAGTACAATGCAAGCTGCACCGGAGCAATCGACGAATTCGGCATGTATATGTGGGACGATAAATCCCCCGAAGATGCGGTTATCAAGGAGTTTGACCATGATATGGACGCATCACGCTATTACTTCCAGACAATAGTGCGCCGAGAGGTTAGAGCAAGGGGGCTTGTGAATGTTTGAACGGTTGAAGCAGTTAATAAAGGCGGTGAGGCAAGCAATGATTCCGGCAAACAAAATTGAAGAACTGACAGGGGCAACGGCGGTCTATGATTCCACGATGCAGTCAAACATTGACCTGTGGCGACGGATGTATATGGACGATGCCGAGTGGCTCGGTCAGCACGGCAACCGGAATGTTACGTCTTGTGGCCTACCGTCGGCTATCTGCCGAGCAGTAGCACGCCCAACCACCATTGAAAGCACCATCACTGTTGATGGCGGCGCACGAGCAGAGTTTCTGAATGAAAGCCTGCGCGGTATGATTCCACACATGCGAATTGACGTTGAAAAGGGTCTCTCGGTCGGCGGTTTCTTCTACAAGCCGTTTGTCTCAGAGAACCGTGTGCTTGTGGACTTTAACACAGTCGGCAGCGCGTACCCGGTCAGTGTGGACAGCAACGGCGAAATCACAGCGGCAGTATTCGCAGATACCAAGCGAGAAAAGAACCGATACTATACCAAATTGGAGTACCACGAACTGAAAAGCGGCGTGTACACCATCAAGAACAAGGCGTACAACTCCGACAAGAACGGTAGTATCGGCTCGGAAGTACCGCTGAATACTGTAGAGGACTGGGCACAGATTGCGCCGGAAACGACGATTCAGAACGTAGAACGTCCGCTTTTCGGCTTTTTCAAGGTGCCGATTGCAAATAACATCGAGCCGGAAAGTCCGCTCGGTGTGTCGCTTTACAGCGGCGCAGCAGTTGACCTCATCCGGCAGGCTGACCAGCAGTGGGAACGCCTTATGTGGGAATATGAAAGCGGCGAACGCCGTATCCTGATGAGCGATTCTGCGATTCCACAGCGCGTTGTAGATGAGCACGGACTATCGCACACGAACCCGCTGCTCCGTGACCGTCTGTTCCGCCGGATGCCGTTTGAAGACGTAGACTTCTATCAGGAGTTTTCACCGGAATTCCGCAACGATGCACTATACAAGGGCTTCCAAGACACCTTGAAGATGATCGAGCTGAACTGCGGCTTGTCTTTCGGAACGCTGTCTGACCCTCAGACGGTAAACGCAACTGCAACCGAGATCGTATCCAGTAAACAAACAATGTACGTCACTGTGAGGGATACGCAGGCGGCACTTGAACACGCTCTGAATGGCCTGCTGTATGGCATGGACGTTTACGCCACGCTTTACGGTCTTGCGCCTGCTGGTGATTGGGACTTGCAGTGTGATTGGGGCGACGGCGTTGTGCAGGACACCGAGAGCAAGCAGAAAGAACTTGCGGATATGCGCAATGACGTTTCTGCCGGTCTTATTCGAGGCGAGCTGTACATTGCAAAGAAGTACGGCGTAACCGAGGAAGAAGCTCGGGCAATGATGCCGAACGCTGAAAAGTTAACAGAGGGAGAGGAATAATCAAACTGTTAGCAAATCGACTTTGATAATCGCATAACCCGCTTTGATAAAGTGAATCCAGCGCCGCAAGGCGCTTTTTTCATGCCCGCAACGGCATTAAACTACGGAAATTGGCTATCCTGCAAGCCTAAAAGTGCAGGCAGATCGGTGACGGCGACCACCTAAAACGCCTAATCTGAAAGGAGTATACACATGAAGAAAGAAGAACTGTTGGAAATCGGTCTGACTGACGAACAGGCAGATAAGGTTTTTGCACTGAACGGCAAGGATGTTGAGAAGTACAAGCAGCAGGCGGCAGAAGCCAAGAAAGACGTTACCGACCTGCGCGACCAGCTCACCCAGCGCGACAAGGACATTGAGGACTTGAAGAAGAATGCGGGTGACGCGGACGATTTGAAGACCAAGCTCGACACCCTGCAGAAGAAGTACGATACCGACACCGCAGAATTCCAGAGCAAGCTCGATGCCCGCGATTATGCGGACGCAGTACGCGCCGGTATCACCGCAAAGGGCATTAAGTTTACCTCCAAGGCGGCAGAAAAGGCATTTATCGCTGACCTGACCGCAAACAAACTGGAAATGAAGGACGGTACGCTGACCGGCTTTGACGATTACTGCAAGAAGCAGCAGGAATCCGACCCGGCGGCATTTCAGAGCGAAAAACCCGCTCCGACGTTTGCAAATCCGATTCAGAATCCCGCACCGCATACGGTAAGTGCTGCCGGTCTGGCTGCACAGCGGTATTCCGCACAGTTCGCACCCAAGGGAAAGGAGTAAATAACCTATGGGCACTTATGTAAACAAAGCTGACGGTGCACGCAAGCCGTCTATCCTCGCAAGCGAAGTTGGTCTGATCACCAAGACCCGTCTCATTCCTGCAACCCTCGGCACCGCTGATGGTAATCGAAAGGTTGTTAAGCAGGGCACTATCTTCCCGCTGAACGACAACACCGCAGAGGGCATTGTGTTTGAGGATGTGGACGTAACCAACGGCGACCGTGTAGCTGCTGTTATTGTTGCTGGCCGTGTATATGCAAACCGCCTGCCCGCACAGCCGAGCGCGGACGATAGCTCCAAGACTGGCGCAAAGTCCACCCTCGAAAAGAGCGGCGTTGTTTTTGTTAACGCGCCGGAAACCACCAGAGCGTAAAGGAGTAATAACCTATGGAATTTGTAGAACTGCTGAAAGAAGCTGAACTGCTGGACTTCGGCCAGAATTTCAACATTGCACGCCCGGAGCTGTCCGGCGACCGTCTGTTCCCTGACCAGAAGACCCAGAATATCACCGCAAAGTACCTCGCAATGTCTGACAGTGCATATCTGCCGACCATGGCAACCGTGCACGCGCTCGACGCAGAGGCACAGATCGGCTCCCGCCCGACTGCAAGCATCGTAACCGTTGAGAAGCTGCTCATCAAGCGCAAGATTAACCTTTCTGAGCGTGTCCGCCTGCTCCGCAGCCACGGCGTAAGCACCAACAACGAGATTCTCGACTATATCTTTGACGATATGGCGCGTCTGGCCGAGGGTGTAAAGACCCGTACCGAGGTTGCAAAGCAGGAGCTTCTTGCAACCGGCAAGATGACCATCAACGAGAACCACGTCAATACCACTATCGACTTCGGTGTTCCGACCGACCACACGAACAAGACTTTCGACTGGTCTACCGAGGCAAAGGCAAAGACCATCCTCGACGATATTCAGGGCGTGCGCGACGCTGCTATTGCAACCGGCCGTGTACTGCGTGAGATCGTCACCAGCTCTGCTGTTCTCAGCCTGCTTGCTAAGAGCGCTGTTATCCAGAACGCGCTTTTCGGCTCTGCTTTCGCTGGTCGTCTGGCAACTCAGGACGAAATTACGAGCCTGTTCTCCCGTCTGTTCGGCATCGAGCGCATCACTGTAAACGATCAGGTTTACAACTACGAAAAGGCAGACGGCACGCTGACCACTCAGCGCTACTTCCCGAAGAACAAGATTGCGTTCCTCGCAACCATGGCAAACGGTTCGTTCGGCGCTGGTCTGTGGGGCGTAACTCCGGAAGAGGAAGCACAGGGCGCATTTACTGCTGCATCGCAGAACCAGTACATCACCATGACCCAGTGGCAGACCCCCGACCCGGTTGCAATCTGGACTAAGGCATCCGGCATGTTTATCCCGGTTCTGCCCGACCCGAACGGCCTGTACATTGCAACTGTAACCCTGCCGTCGTAAAGAAAGGAGCAATCCGCCGTGTACGCAAACTATGACTTTTACCGCACCTGCTACAAGGGTAATCTGATTGATGAGAAGGATTACGACCGCGTAGCAGGGAGAGCGGCGGATATTATCTCTTGCGCAACGCTCGGACGCTCTGACGGCGTTCTGAGCGACACTGTAATGCACCGAGTAAAACGCCTTAACTGTGCGCTGGCAGAAGTCATGCACAATCAGGAAACCGCAGAATCCGCCGTCTTTTCTACGGACGGCGGCGCGGTATCCTCTGAGAGTGTAGGCTCGTGGTCTCGCAGTTACGGCGCTAACTCTGCTATTGCTGCACAGGTGCAGAGCATTGAAGATCGGCAAAAACGACTTATCGCACAGTATTTGTGCGGTACTGGCTTACTCTATGGCGGTATCGGCTGATGAAGTATCCTATTACTCCGGAATACCTTGAAAACGCGCCTAAACCGCTTGTGAAAGCAATCCTCGCAATGGAAGATGACCTGTTGCGTGAGATTTGCTCCCGATTCAAGCTGACCGGCGAACTGAATGAGGTAACGATAAACGACATACGCACGCTGAAAGCATACGGTCTGGATATGGATACCATCGAACGGCGTATCGCAAATCATACCAAGGCCAGCACGGAGGAAGTGCAGGATGCGCTTGACCGCGTTGTAAAGCTGAACCGCGAGTATTACGGCGAGCTGTCCGACAAGGCAGGTATTACAATGCCACTCGAAATCGTGACGGCGCGAGAAATTGAACTGATTCGCAAGCAAATGCTCGATGAGTACCGCAACATTACCCGTTCTTTGGGTTTTGCTGTGCAGACGAACGGCGAAATCGTGTTCCGCCCTATCGCAAAAGCCTATCAGGCTGTGCTTGATAAGGCGGAAATGAAGGTTTACTCTGGCGGATTTACGGTGCAGCAGGCACTTGAAGATGCTGTACGGGAACTGGCTGACAGCGGTATTCGTACCGTTGATTATGCGTCCGGTTGGATGAACCATGCTGACGTTGCGGCGCGGCGCGCTATTGTAACCGGTCTGAATCAGGTTACATCCAAGTATGCCGAAGAAGCGGCGGAGGTGTTGGAAACCGACTTATACGAAGTGACCGCCCATCGTGGAGCACGCGATAAGGACAAACCGCACGTTTGGTCAAATCATAAGCGCTGGCAAGGCAAGGTATACGCCACGAAAGACGGCAGCAAGTACCCGAATATCTACAAGGTTTGCGGATTGGGACAGGTTGACGGCTTGGAGGGCGCTAACTGTAGACACCACCGGCATCCGTTTTTGGAGGGCGTTTCTGAGCGCGTCTATACGGACGATGAACTAAAGAACATCGACCTGCCGCCGTTTGAGTATCAGGGCAAGACTTACACCGCCTACGAAGCGACGCAGATGCAGCGCAAGTTGGAAACAGCTATGCGGAAGCAGACACGGCGTAGGATGGCGTTTGAAGCCGCTGGGGATACCGAGCAAGCAGACAATGCAAAGATACGTCTGCAAGCGTTACGGCGCGAATACAAGGCGTTTTCCGAAGCGGCAGAATTGCCGACACAGTTTGAAAGGGCAAAGGTGACAGCATGAAATTACCGCACACTGTGACAATCTTTCAGCCGTCCGGCCGAACAGTGCTTACAGGTGTGTTGCTGGAAAGCACCAGAGGCACAGCGACGACGAAAACCGCACTTAACAGCGCGGATTCCGTCACGCTGCATATCCCTCTGCCGTGCGAACTTACGCTATCGTCTGAAAAGGACTATTTCGCCCGTGGCGATGTGCCGAACGAGGGCAGCTACCAGAAATGCCGAGAGAAACACGAAACGTACCGTGTTACGAGCGTTTCTCGGTATGATTACGGCCTGTTGCAGCATTTGGAGGTAGGCGGACGATGATTTATTACTCCATGAAACTGCATTTGCCGAAAAATCTGCTCGATAAGCGCGTGGAAAAGGCGAACGCGTGGCTTGTTGAGGAGATCATCAAGGACACCGACCCGTTTGTTCCGGCGCGAACCAGAGCACTGGCAATGAACGTGCAGCGGCACGGGCATACCATCGTGTATGCCTCGCCGTATGCACGTTTTCAGTATTACGTCAAGGTGATGATCGACCCGGCAACAGGAAGCACATTCGCGCCTAAGGGCGTGCGCAAGGTGTTGACCGATCGCGACCTTCAATACAGTAAGGCGGTGCACAAACACGCGCAATCGCACTGGTTTGAGGCAAGCCGCGCGGTGAACGAGGGACACTGGAGGGAAGGAGTGCGCAAGATTTTGACCGATGAGTGAGAAATTGAACACGGTAACAGCTCGTGAACAAGACGGTGTTTCACGGGCTGTTCTTTTATGGCTGAAAGGCTATGCTCCCGAAATCGAGTTTGAATATCTCCCGCCGGAACGGTCAGGCATGATGCTTACCAGTGTACAGAGCGCGTATAAAACCGCACAGTATATTGACGGCGGATATGCTGCACAGTACCCGTTCGGCGTGATGTATCGCGCCCTGCCGACCGACAGCGAGGAACGTCTCGACGTTGAATCCTTGCTGAATGAGCTGGGAGCATGGGCGGAAGAAAACCCGCCTGATCTCGGCGAGGGAATGACCGTCACATCTGTTGAGCGAACGACCCCTGCGGGGCTTATCGCTCGATACGAAGATTTAACCGAGGATTACCAAATCCTCTTAACCATTAACTATGAAGTTGAGGTGTAAAAATGGCAACTGAAAAGATTAAACGTCCTCTGATTGCACACTTTCTGGATACTGCCGAGAAGATGGGCGAGTATTCCGCTGCAAAGTGGGCACGAATCGGTAAGAACGTAACTGAGGCATCTACGGACTACGGCGCACAGACTGAGACCGAGCAGGACATTATCTCTGATTCTGCAACTACTGAGATTACCGGCTATCAGCCGACCATGAGCGTTTCTCAGCAGTGCACCAAGGGCGACGATGTGTTTGAGTTTATCGACAAGAAGCGTCGCGCTCGTGCTACTCTGGCAGATTCCCACGCATGGCTGCTGAATGTGGACATGTGGAATGCTACCAGTGACAGCGACACTGCGACTTATGTTGCAGAGGTTCAGGAAGTATCTGTACAGGTTGATACCTACGGCGGCGCAGGCGGCGAATCTCCGACGCTGGAATATACGCTGAACTATGTAGGCGACCCGATTCCGGGCACTGTTAAGATCACCGGCGGCGCACCGGTATTCACTGCGAACGTATCCGTATAAGGAGGTAACGAGGAATGGATAGTATCCGCGTAAACAGCGGCGTAAAGGTTATTGAAGTCAACGACAAGGGAGAGACGATCTCCCTTCCGCTGTCTGATGATAGCTTTGTCAAAGGCTTTTTCGACCTGCTGAATGAAATCAAAGACAAGGCAACGGCTATTTCTGAGAAGAAAGGCGACGTTCTGGACACTCTGGACGATATCGTAGCGTTTGACAAAGACGTTAAGGACAAAATCGACGCGCTGATTGGCGAAAATACTTGCGCGAAGGTGTTTGGTGCGGTGCTTCCGTCCTCCGACCAGTTCCTTGATTTTTTCGCACAGCTTACCCCCATCATTGACAGCCACGTTGAGAAGCGTGCAGCAAACATGAGCAAGTACAGCGCGGAGCGTGTCGGCAGTGTTTAACATGCTGCTCGACCGCCTGCCAAGCTCTTACAAGGGGTATCTGATTCGCACGGATTACAGAATCGGCATTCAGATTTCCCTTGCATTGGACGACCCGGATTTAAGCGATAATGACCGTGTATGGGTGGCGTTATCCTTGCTTTACGGAGCAGGGATGCCGCCCATTGACATTGCACTGGAAGGTTTACAGTGGTTTGTTCGCTGCGGCGACGATAGAGAAATTGAACCCGGCGGTAAACGCATGATGTGGTTCGATTTCGACTCTGCACGGTTGTACGCATCGTTCCGGCAGACGTTCGGCATTGAGCTGCACAAGGTCAATCTGCACTGGTTTGAGTTTATGGCAATGATGGAAAGCCTTAACGAAGATTCGGCAATGTCTCATGCCCTGCAAATCAGAGGCACGGACACAAGCAAAATGAAGGGAAAACAGAAACAGGAATACGAACGTCTCAAACGTAATTTAACCCCTGCACCCGCACTTTCCGAGGAGGAAAAGGAAGCTATTGACGCTTTCTGGGCGCAGATCAATTAGAAAGGCGGTGAATAAATGGCGGATGGCTCTATCAGAATCGAAGCTACTGTAAGCGACGAACAAGCGAAAAAGCAGATTGCACAAATGACGAAAGACATTGAAAAACAATCAGCCGCCGTAGATAAACAAGCCGCAAAGGTACAAAAACTTGCTGAACAGTGGAACAAGGTAGCCGCTGGCGGCACGAAGGGCATTAAAATGCAAGCCGACCTTGCAGCAACGGAGAAAGAAGCCGCACGTCTGGTTGCTCGGTTGGATGAAGTAAACGCTGAGATTGAAAAGGCTCAGAGCGATTACAACACCAAACTGAAACAGGCGGCAACGGGCGCAATCCCACAGGAGGAATTCTCGGAATCGGCGCAAAAGCTGAATTCGCTTGTTGCTGAATCGGATAAATTGGGCGAAGCTCTGCGAAACGCAGATGATAAAGCGGCACAACTGAAACAACAGCTTGCCGAGATCAAGCAATCGTCCACGATGAGCAGCGCCGGTCAGAATGTACGGCAAAGCCTTGACAATGAGACGACGCAGTTAGGCAACATGAAGGCCGGGCTGAAACAGTCCAAATCGGAAATGAACGACTTCGTAAGTCAGACAAATTCCAAAATGGCTAAGCTGAAACGAGTTGTTGCGGGTTTAGGCGCTGGCTTGAAAACGTCTGTCGGCAGTCTGCAAAATTCGCTCGGCGGCAAATTGGGCGCTGCGATTGACAAGCTCAAATCCAAATTCTCCAATTTCGGACGTTCCAGCCAAAAGTCCATGAAGAAAGCAACGGGCGGCGTGCAGTCGTTCGGTGTGCGTCTGCGATCTATCGTTGCGGGCGCGTTGTTCTTCAACTTGATTTCCAAAGCGCTTACGGCAATGGCTGACCGTTTGGGCAAGGCTCTGCTTGCGAACAAGACGTTTGCAAAGTCGTTCGGACAGGTGAAAAGCAACCTGCTGACGGCGTTTCAGCCTATCTATGAATCTATCATCCCATGGCTGAATAAGCTGATGCAGGCTCTTGCACAGGTAACGGCGCAGATGGCGCAGTTTATCGCGTCTGTGTTCGGTACGACCGCACAGCAGGCGCAGGAAAATGCAAAGGAACTGAACAAGCAAACGGATGCACTGGATTCCACGGCATCGTCTGCGAAGAAAGCTGAAAAGGCTCTTGCATCGTTCGATACAGTCCAGAAATTAAGCAATAACAGCAGTAACACGACCGACCCGAGCGCACCTAAGTTTGATACGGATTATTCCGCAGTAAAAAATCAGACACCGCAATGGCTCACTGACTTCTGGAAAGTATTTCAGGATTCGTGGGCGCAGTACGGACAGCAGACTATTGAAAGCGCAAAGAACGCTCTTTCTGCGCTGAAAGACATGGTTTCCGCTATCGGTCAGTCGTTTATGGCAATCTGGACGAACGGAACCGGACTTGAAACGCTGAACAATATTCAACTGCTGCTGCAAACCATCTTCGATCTGATTACCGCCATTGCAACGGCATTTACCAATGCGTGGAACACGAATAACACGGGCGAACAGATGCTGCAAGCAATTATGAACTTGCTGAACACGATCATTCAGATTATCACATCTATTGGGCAGGCGTTCATTGCGGCATGGAACGATGGTAACGCGGGACAAATCATGCTGCAAAGCATTATGACCCTCATTACCACGGTGGTTCAGGCAATTAGCGCAATCGGTCAAGCGTTTTTAGCCGCGTGGAATGATGGTAATGCCGGACAAACGATGATAAACACCTTGATACAAATGATTACGGCGGTTGTAAACCTCGTTAATTCTATCGGTCAAGCGTTTATTGCGGCTTGGACTGATGCAGGGTTAGGCGAAAGTATTTTCTCGAATATTCTTTCCATCATCACGAATATTAAGAATACGATAAAATCACTGGCTCAAAACCTGCAATCTGCGTGGGAATACAACAACAACGGCGTAGCAATTTGGGAGAGCATCCTCAAAATCATTGATGATGTATTAGCCGGAATTGATAAAATGTCACAGGCAACGGCAGATTGGGCAAGTGGTTTGAATTTTGAACCTCTTGTCACGGCGTTTAACAATTTCATGGCAGCACTCGAACCGGTTGTAGACCTGATTGTGAACGGCCTTGCGTGGGCATGGGAGAACGTTTTACTTCCACTTGCGAGCTGGACTATCGAAGAAGCTGTTCCGGCAATCCTCAATCTTCTTGCGGCGGCGTTGCAGGCAGTATATAAGGTAGTATCTGCGCTGGCTCCGATTCTGCAAACGATTTGGAGCATTATCAAACCTATCGTTCAGTTTATCGGTTTTTCTGTGATCTCTATTATTGAGGGTTTGACGGATACCATTACGAAACTGGGCGACGCTATTTCCTTTGTCCTTAATCTGATTAGCAAAATTGGAAGTGGCATTGGAAGTGGTATTTCGTCGCTTGTTGGCGCATTGGGTGGCGGATTAAGCGCATTTTCGATGGATTCTCCAACTGCCGCGTATTCGCTTGACATTCCTGCCCTTGCAAACGGTGCGGTTATCAGCCCGAACAGCGAATTTCTCGCGCTGCTGGGCGATCAGAAAAGCGGCGTGAACGTGGAAACCCCGCTGTCTACCATGATTGATGCGTTTAACGCGGCACTGGACGCACGCGGCGGCACGGGCAACAGCAGTCAACCTATCGAGCTTTACATCGACGGCGCGAAGTTTGCACGCATTACCGGCCCATACAACAGCGGCGAAACTCGGCGGCGCGGCGTGAGCCTTGTAACAGGAGGTGCATAAATGGAACTTACCGTAGACGGCAAGAAGTACAACGTCCTTGTTACAAGCCTTACCCGTAAATTTCAGGTGCTTGACGGCAAGAACGCAGAGCGAACGCTCAGCGGCGCAATGATTCGCGACATTATCGGTACGTTTTACAACTACGAGATTACGATTCTTCCCGCAGTTGGCAAGTACGGCGACTACGATGCGCTGTACGAGGTTCTGAGTGCACCGCAGGACAGTCACAGAATTGTTGTTCCGTATGCACAGAGCACGCTTACGTTTAACGCATATGTTACTGCCGGACAAGACAATCTCATTCGCAAGAAACCCGGAGAATCATACTGGACGGGACTTTCCGTTCAGTTTATCGCAATGGCACCGCAAAGGACGTGACACATGGGAACCAATACAATCACATATCTTGACCGCACGTTCGATGCACACGATGTAATCAGCGGAAATGCGTACTATGCGCGTCCGCTGAACAGTGCCTCGCTGGAAATCGACACGTTTTCCTTTGATGTGCAGTCGGATGATACCAGTTTAACGGAGTTTATCCGTAACACCCCACTGACTTTCTACCATGATGGAAATCAGATGGGGATTTTTTATGTGCAGACAATCTCTCGCACCTCTATCAACACTTACCACTTTACCTGCACCTCGACCGTTGGTCTGTTGGATGAAACCTACCACGACGGCGGTATTTATACCGGCGAAACCGTGCGCGAAGTTTGTACGGACATTTGCTCACCGCTGACCTGCTATGTGAAGTCGAACATTGCCAACATCAAGCTGTACGGTTGGCTTCCTATTGCAACGCGGCGCGAAAACCTTGCGCAAGTGCTGTTTGCTGTCGGAGCAACGCTGAAAGTGGACTATAACGGCGCAATCCGAATTGAGGGTTTGTGGGACGGACAGTCAAGCGCAATCACTGCAAGTGAAATGTATGCGGGCGGCTCGGTAGAATATGCAACTCCGGTTACGGAAGTTATCGTTACTGAGCACGCCTATTCGCAGAGCACAACGGAAGTTACGGAACTGTTCAACGGCACGACCTCGGCGGGCGATAAGATCACGTTTGATGACCCGTGCTATGACCTCGAAGCCACAGGCTTTGAAATCAAGGAAAGCGGCGCAAACTACGCTATCGTTACCGCTGGTTCTGGTGTGCTGAATGGCAAGAAGTACACCCATGTTACGCGGCAGATTATCACCCCGACAAACACCCGCAGTCGCAGTCTGGTTGAACAGTCGGACAACGCGGTAAAGGTTGAGAACGCAACGCTTGTATCTCTGGTAAACGCAAACGCTGTTGCGGAACGCCTTGCCGAATATTACAGCCACAATGAGCGCATCAACAACAAAATCGCCATCAAGCGCGAAATTCCCGGCGATGTAGTGCAGATTACGCACCCTTACGGCGGTGAAGTAACCGGATGCATTGAAAGCGCCGATGTTACCGTATCCGGCAGACTGGCGGCGCAGGAAAGCGTGCTGGTCGGCTATAAGCCACAGGACATTGGAGAACAAGAATATTACGATACGGTCGAAGTTCTGACCGAAGATGGAACGTGGACTGTGCCGGAAAACGTAACATCTGTACGTATTGTACTAATTGGCGGAGGCCAAGGTGGTTCAAGCGGTTGCAAAGGCAGTGACGGCAAGGGTAATAATGGTGGTGCAGGTGGCATTGCAGGGAAAGGCGGTTCCGGTGGAAAAGTCTACACGAAAACGCTGACAGTTAATCAAGGCCAGCAATTTCAACTTGCCATTGGAAAGGGTGGAACCGGCGGCGCTTATGTCACCAGCGAAAGCGCTGATGGAAAATCAGGAACATCGACTACGTTTGGAGAATTTTCTTCAAACGTAGGTGCATCGTCTGACGTTGGATTTACCGACCCGACAAGCCAGCAACAGTATGCCGCGAGAGGTTTATCGGGTAAAACCGGCGGAAGCGGCGGCAATGGAGGCGACAGCACAACGACACTTAAAGGCACTAACGGCGAAAGTATTGATGTATACGCCGGCGGTGCAGGACGAAACGGCATTACCCGCACAAGTAACAGTACAGGCGAAAAAGCAGCGAATTCAGGCGGCGGTGGTGGTGGCGCCGCCTACGGAAATGATGGTGGAGAGGCCAGTTATGGAGGTTTACGCTGGGAAAATTTCGATATGCAAAATCTGAAAGGCTACCATTGGAGTGGTTACGGCGGCAACGGAGGAACAGGCGCGAATGCAATCTTTTCAGACTATGCAGATACGGCTTATGGGAGAGGCGGAATTGGCGGAAACGGCGGCGGCGGTGGCGGCGGCGCGGGAGTATGCACCGCAATAGGTGGTTCGTGGGACAACGACCCCGGCAATGGCGGCGCTGGCTCTAACGGCGGAGACGGTGCACCGGGTTGCGTTCTTATTTATTATCGCCTGCCGAAAGCGCTTTCTGCTTCCGGCGCAGTCCACGACAAAAACGGCAAAATCATTTTAGATAAATACGGAAGGAGGTTGGTTGTTTAATGGCTGATACTTACTATACAAGCCGTTACGGCGGTGAGGACATTGATAATGCAGTCGATAAAGTAAACGACACCTCAGCCGGAAACGATGCACTCAAAGCGGCATTAGACGCACTGACTGCGCGTGTCGCGGCATTGGAGGGCAAGAACACATGATCTATTTCAACAACTGGGAGCTGACCGCAGATTGTGAAGTGCTTGCCCGCCAGCATGATAATCTGACGCGCTCCATCACAGTTACAGGTGATCTCCCGCCTGACTGGACGTGGGAAATGTATGTGTCAGCAGGCGCAAACATGGATATCCTGCCGATGCAGCAGGACGAAACCGGAATCTCGGTGTTGCTGACTGCGCAGAATTTGCCTGTTTCAGGTGAGTACAATTTCGAGCTACACGGCACGCAAGGCGAGAAAACGCGCAGCACAAACAGCATCCATGTATACATCCCGCCTACGATGAGCGGTGACGCACACTGGCCGGAAATTCCGACAGCGTTTACCGAACTTGAAAAGCGAATGCAAACGCTTGCCAACACTTACCCGACCATTGGCGATAACGGCAACTGGGTAATTGCGGGCAAGGACACGGGCGTAAGCGCGAAGGGCTTAACTCCGTTTATCGGAGGCAACGGTAACTGGTGGATTGGCGAAGAAGATACCGGCGTACCTGCATCGGGCGGTGGGCATGGCAACGTGTTTTCAAATGATGTTTCCGCTATTCGCGTCTTGACCCGTGCAGAGTATGACGCAATCGAAAAGCATGATGAAACTGTGCTTTATCTGATAACGGGGTGACGGAATGTATATCGGAGACAAAAGCATTATCGCGTATTTCTTAGGAAAGATGGGAATTTACGAGGCGTATTTGGGCGAGGAATTGCTCTATCGCCGCAAGAGTTCCTACCTTTACCTTGAATTAAACACAAAAGGAGTGTAAAACATGGCATCTTTCTTTAACTTAACGTTGGATACGACCGCGCCTGCTGGTCTTACCCTCAAACTGAACAACGGTGCTGCATATGCAACCAGTACGTCAGTAACGGCAACGATTGGTCTGACGGACAGCGTAACGACCGGCTACCAGATGAAGATTTGGGGCGTGGCAGGTGCAGCAACGGAAGCCGAAGCTGCATGGGCAACGTTTGCAAAGTCTAAGGCGATCACGCTGACCACTGGCGACGGCCAGAAAACCGTATCCATCAAGGTACGAGACGACGTAGGCAACGAAACCGCAACTGTTACCGCGAAGATCACGCTGGATACCGCTGTTCCGGTTGTTACGATTACCGGCCCGGACAAGAGCAAGATTTCTAAGGTGGCAACCTTCAACGTATCTGCGTTCTCGTTCTCTGCAAACGTGGACTTCGAGGAATACAAGATCAAGGTTGTTCCGAGCGAATCCAGCCTTGAAAATGCCGGTACGCAGATTCCGGTTACTGCCGGTTCTACCAACACCAGCGGCACTGCAGGTGGCTACAAGGCCGACACTGCAATCAATGTCACTATCAACGGCGCAGACCTCGAAACTGCATCCGCTGGCGACGGCGTGAAGATCGTCAAGGTGTTCGTAAAGAACGCCGCCGGTACTTGGAGCGTGGCGTAAATGGCAGCTCCGAATCTGACTTTTTCCATCACGGGAGAGAGGATTTCGGCGGTTTCTGGCTTCGACAAAGTTATTGTTGCGTTTCAGTCGGACATTCCGTATCAGGCATTCGAGTGCCGCGCTACGAAGTCGGACGAGGAATGGGGCAGAGGGAGAGGGACGCTCATTGCGTCCTTCTCTCAAACCCCTGCTGCAACACAACGACAGTTTGAAGTCTACGACGATTTCTTGCTTTCCGGTGACGGCATTTACCGCATTTCCCTCTATGCACAGGGTATGGATGGCAGTTGGAACGACAACTGGGGCTTTATTCCGTCTGACAGCAACGAAACCATGCTGGATGCAGACGAAAACGAATTTCTTTGCATGAAGGAGTGATGGCATGGCTTATAATTCCTCGCATACCGGCGCACAGATTGATGATGCGGTCGGTAAAGTAATTGAAAAGTCGGAAACATGGGATAACAAGCAGGACAAAATAAAGGGCAAGAAAGGGCAGTATGCAGGTTTTACAGCAGACAATGTGCTCGGCGCTGTAAATGCTCCGAGTTCTGGCGGTGGTTCAATCATCACAATCACGTTTGCGGCTGATTTTGTCGGTCAGACATGGACTCTCAAGGGCGGCGGGGAAACCTACACCGGCACAGTGGACAGCAGCAAGACGGCAACTGTAAGCGTGCTCGGTATCAACACGAGTTACACGCTGTCGTGCGTGCTGGACGGCGTGACGTATACGAACGAGGTTGCGACGAAGGAGTATTACACGGCACTTGCTGTGGTGCTTGAGAAATTCCTGTCCACCATTACTGTTACCGTAGACAGCGGTTCGACGGTTACGGCTACACTGGGTAGTACGGTATTGACCAAGACGAGCACCGGCACGGCGGTATTTACCGTCGGCAAGGCGGGTACTTGGGTAATCAAGGCCACCAAGGGTGACCAGACCGCCGAGGGCACGGTAAGCATTACCGCCAGTGGTCAGAGCAAGAGCCTGACGCTGATCTACGCTAACGTGTTCGGCGTAATGTGGGATACGAGTAACAGCAGCACCGCCCTGACACGCTTAACACCGAGCACTGACCCTTACGGATACGTTACGAAGAGCGTTACGACAGAGCCGAAACCTGCGGTTGGCACAGGTTCGGGCAGTTCGCCTTTTGATAGCTATGCGCCGTGGAGCGGTATGAAAGAGTGCAATCTGAACAGTGCGGGCGTTGTAACAGCATGGAAAGGGGATAGTGGATTCTCGCGTTCCAATAACTTTACCATGGTGTTTATTCCGGAGTTCTATGTTGCGGCGAAACGTAACGGTACGAAGCAGTATTTCTATGTGTCGGATAAGCCCAAGACTGGAATGACGAAACATCCGGGCAGTGGAAAATATATCGGCAGGTATACTTCTAATGGTGAATATGGTGGAGGTTCGACTGGCAGCACACCGCGGGTAAATATTTCGCGAGCAGGCTTCCGGGACTTGGTGAAAAGCGGAATTACCAACGGAGCATTTAACAGCAAATTCCATCTGTACGACTTCGCAACTTACTGCGCAATTATTTTTCTGTATGTTGTGGAATTCGCTGATTGGAACTGTCAGAGTAAGATTGCAATGGGTCGAGTAACACAGGATTCGGCTGTAAGCTCCGGCAAAACGGACGCAATGGTGTATCATACCGGAACGGGTGGCAGCAGAATTTCAGACAGAAACGCGGCTTGCCAGTACCGCTGGATTGAAAACCTCTGGGGCAATGTAAACCAGTGGGTGGACGGCTTCAACACCAACGGTACAACGGCGTACTACTGCACCGACCCGAGCAAGTACGCGGACGATACTGCAACCGGCTATACCAAAATCGGTACGCTTCCCGGCTCTGGTTTTATTAAGGACTTGACCGTTACCGATAATGGTCTACTCATTCCGAAAACGTCTGGCGGCTCGGAAACAACATACATCCCGGATTACGTTTATTCTTTCTCGTCCGGCTGGCGCGTGCTGTATGTTGGTGGCGGTTGGGGCGATGGTTCGAATGCGGGTCTGTTGTACTCCGGTACGAACGGCGCCGCTTCGAGTTCGTTCTCGAACGTCTCCGCGCGTCTCCTGTGCGAGCCTTGAAAGGAGTGATAAAAATGAAGGTACATGGCGACAACAAGCCGGAGAAAATCTCCGCGAATAGCCTGCCGAACAAGCTGGGACGCGCGTGGGTAAGGTTTTGCCTGAATCCGGTTGAAACCACAGACGCAGACGGAAACACGCAGTGGGAGTATGACGAGTATGTCACCGAGGTTGCAGATGGTTCGGACTTGCAGGAGCGTGTAGCCGCACAGGCTGACGTACTGCTGTTGCAGGCCGTCGGTGCGGAGCTGTACGGTACTCCACTGACCTCAGTTGATGATCTGCGTGAGCAGCGTATCGCAGACAGCAAGACTGACCTCGCTGCATGGCTGTCCGAAAATCCGCTGGCATGGACGGATGGCAAGAAGTATGCTGTAACGTCGGAAAAGCAGGCACAGCTTACCTCTGCACTGGCGGTGCAGCAGGTTGCGCAGTCTGCTGGCGTGGAACGTGAGCTGCGTTGGAACTCGACCGGCGATGAGTGTACGGTCTGGCGGTATGCCGATCTGTGTGCGCTGGCACTGGCGATTGCAGCCTACGTCGAACCGCGAGTGAGCATCCAGCAGGCAGCAGAGGTGAATCTCCGCAATGCCGCGACGGCAGAGGAGGTGCTTGCCGTTGCGTGGAATTACGCCTAAGTCTGTGCTTGAGCACCTGCTGTTTGCAGTAATCGGTGGTGTGATGTACATGCTGATCGAGATCGCATGGCGCGGCTACACGCACTGGTCTATGGGTATCCTCGGCGGCGTGTGCTTTGTTCTGGTGGGACTGTTGGACGAGGTTCAGCAGCACCCGCCACTCATTGTGCAGATGGCACAGGGAGCAGTAATTTGCACTGTGCTTGAACTGCTGGCTGGTCTGGTGCTAAACGTCTGGCTCGGTCTGGATGTATGGGACTACTCCAGCGTGCCCGGAAATCTCATGGGGCAGGTGTGTCCGCAGTTTACCATTGCATGGGCGGCGCTGTCGGCGGTAGCAGTATGGGTTGAAGATCGTTTACACGATATTTTCGACTAAATGCTCAGAATTGCGGTAAAGTGCTCAAAATAAAAGAAAAATGTACACTTTGATAGGGCGAATGCCCGGAAAGGAACAAACTATGTACGAAGATAACATCTATGTAAAGAATTATGAGGCTATCAAAAAGCTGCCCGGTGATATTGGCGTACAGCTCGACCAGTTCGACGCTGCCCGCCATCTCAAGCACGATGACCTCGCGCGTGCACAGTACAAGCACTGGCGCAGTGTGCAGACCGGTGTGCTGGAGCTGCTGAGCCGCAATGACCGCGACCTGCTGGGTATTTAACCATGCCGACGGAGGTTATCTGCACCATTATCACGGGTGTTGTCGGAATCATCTGCGCTGCTATGGCGGCGCAGTCCGGCAAGCGTGATAAGAGAGCAAAGGAAGAATCGGAGCGGGTAAACCGGAGGGCGGAACAACGAGCCAAAGAGGGACGCTTGCAGCTTGCAATGATTAACGCAAACTGTCAGCTTACCGTTGGCGTAGCAATGGCGTTAAAGCGCGGTCACTGCAACGGTGAGGTAGAAGCAGGACTTGCGGCTATTGAAAAGACGACGAAGGAATACGAGCAGTTCTTAGAAGGAATTGCTATAGACCATATTGCGAGGTGAGAGTATGAAGGTAAATATCCCTGTACGAATGAAGAATCCGTGGTTTTGGGTTGGCGTGGTGTCCGTGGCGATTACGGCAATTGGTGTTGACCCGCAGACGTTTACGAGTTGGGCGGCTGTGTGGGACGGCATTGTTTCGGTGCTGTCTAATCCGGTGCAGCTTTGCACCATGTGCCTTGCGGTGCTGGCGGTGTTCATCGACCCGACGACGGCGGGCGTGACGGACAGCGCGGCGGCGCTGACTTATGTGAAACCGAAAAAGGAGGATAAATAAAGTGAAGAAAGCTATGTTATCTCAGCCGATGGCCGGCAAGACGGATGAAGAAATTGTTGCAACGCGTGAACGTGCTATCAAAGCACTGACAGAACGCGGCTTTGAGATTATCAACACCCTGTTTACGGACGAGTGGTACAGCAAAGAGAGCATGGCGGAGCGCGGTGTAGTGCAAATCCCGCTGTGTTTCCTTGCAAAGTCACTCGAAAACATGAGCCTGTGCCACGCTGCGTACTTCTGCAAAGGGTGGGAGAACGCACGCGGCTGCAAACTGGAACACGAGGCAGCAAAAGCCTACGGTATCGAGATTATTTACGAGGAGTGATTGGATTGAAAATCACTTTTAAAGGCTGCAACCCGAGCAACTATCAGAAGGGACGTTCGTTCCCGATAAACTGGATTTGCTTACACTTTACGTCCAACAACGGCGATACGGCACAGAACAATGCAGACTTTTTTGCAAGAGAAAGCGGCCTGCGTGCCAGTGCGCACTACTTTGTAGACCCGAACGGCGTTGTGCAGAGCGTAAAGGACAGCGACACGGCATGGCATTGCGGCAGGGAGCGCGGCGGCAGTTACTACAACGATTGCCGGAACGCAAACAGCATCGGCATTGAGATGTGCAGCGTTATCCGAAACGGCGTGTACGTTATCCCTGAGGAAACCATGAAACGTGCCGCAAAGCTGACCCGTGAGCTGATGGCAAAGTACCATATTCCGGTGTCGCGCGTGTGCCGTCACTATGATGTGACCCACAAAGACTGCCCCGAACCGTGGGTACGCAATCCGCAGTTGTGGCAGAAGTTCAAAACCATGCTGACAGAGAAAGAGGTTGAAGATATGACTGAACAGCAGACACGAAACATCGCAAAGCAGGAGATCGCCAACGCTGAAAAGGCAAAGAAGGTTTACGACACGGTAGATGCAGTACCCGCATGGGGCAAGGCAACTGTACAGAAGCTCGTGAACAAGGGCTTTTTGCAGGGCGACGATAAGGGCAAGCTGGCACTGAGCACCGACCTGCTGCGCCTGCTGGTTATCAACGACAGGGCACATCTGTACGACTAAGAGAAAAAACGAGGGGAAAGATATGCGGTGACACCATAACGAGGGGATACCGCATGAAATTAACGGAATTTACAAGGCCGGAGGTGGAATACTTCCGGCGTGAGTGCAATTTTACGCCAGAAGAGCGCGCCGTGTTTGACTTGCGAACATCGGCGCGCTCTATTACTCAGATTTGCATGACGCTGCACATGAGCGAAAGCACGGTGCATCGTCGGTTGAACAGCATCAAATGCAAAATGCTGCGCGTGCTGTGACAGCAAGTTGACAGATTTGTGACAGGTTTTCACGCCCGGCAGACCTTATACTGAAAGTATAAGGAAGTGATCGCATGAGTTACGAACAGAGACTTGAACGCATGGGGTATGACCCTGAGTGCGCTCGTCGCATTGTAGCAGTTTACCGCAACGCAGGCAATACAGATTGCTTAGAGGAGTATATATCCTACAAAGAGGCGGTAAGTAAATCCATCAGCGAACACGTTACGGAGGTGCTGGGTTAATGGCATATCCTTATGGTTACACTGGCTACACGCCGCAGTATCAACAGCAGTACCCGCAACAGCCAATGCAGACACCAATGCAACAGCAGGTGCAATCTCCACAGCATATTGTTCGACCTGTGGCAAGTATGGAGGAAGCACGCGCGGTACAGACGGACTTTTCCGGTGCGCTTACTATCATGCCGGACACAGCACACGGAGCGATCTACACCAAACAGCTTAATTTGCAAACCGGCTGTGCTGACTTTGTGATGTATCGCAGAGCACAGGAGCCGGAAACGAATAAACCTGCGGAAATAGATTTGTCAGATTATGTTCCGAGAACAGAATTCAACGAACTTATCCGACGGTTTAACAAGTTATGTGAACAACTGGGAGGTGCAAACGATGGTAAATAATCCGATGATGCAGGTGTTGCAGCTTATGAGGAACGGCGGGAATCCTATGGCAATGCTGAACCAAATGACCGGCAATAATCCTATGGTGAGCACCCTAATGAAATCCATGCAGGGCAAAAGCCCGGACGCACTGCGGCAGATGGCAATGAACATTGCAAAGGAACGAGGAATCGACCTCGATCAGTTTGCACAGCAGTTCGGCATGAACATCAAGTAAATATCCATTTTCAGTTTTGACGGAATCTTGACGAAAATCCGGCGTGAATTTGTCATGTTCGGAAAGCGTACGGTTCCGATCAAATATAACTGAAAAGGAGAATATAACATGGATAACGATTTTGCAACCGGCTATGCTCTTGGCAGTGACAGCGGCAACAACTCCGGCAACGGTATGTGGGGTGGCGATGGCTCTTGGATTTTTGCGTTTCTGATTATTGCACTGATTTTCGGCGGCAACGGCTGGGGCTGGGGCAACAACGGCGGCAACGGTGCAGGCTATCAGGGTGCAGTAACTCGTTCTGACCTGTGCAGCGAGTTCAACTTCAACGACCTGTCTCGTTCGGTTCTGGGCATCCAGAACGGCCTGTGTGACGGCTTTTACGCCGTTAACAACGGCATGCTGACCGGTTTTAACACCCTCGGCAACAATGTTTCCAACGGCTTTCACGGCGTAGATAACGCGATTTGCCAGCTTGGCTATCAGAATGCACAGCTTATCAACGGCGTAAACCAGAACATGAACACCGGCTTTAACGGCGTTACCGCAGGTCTTACCGCACTGGGTACGCAGATGGCAAGCTGCTGCTGCGACACGCAGCGTCAGATCGAGCGCGGTTTCTGCGAGACCAACTACAACGCGGCTACCAATGCGCGTGACATTATCCAGACTGCGCACAACGACACCGACCGCATTATTGCACGCCTCGACCAGATGGAGAGCACCCGTCAGGCGGAGAAGATCGCGGCACTCCAGAATGAGAACCAGACGCTCAAGTTTGCGGCTTCTCAGGAGGCGCAGAACAACTACCTTGTAAACGCGCTGCGTCCGGCACCCGTTCCGGCGTTTCCCGTTCCGGCACCTTACCAGTTTTCCGGCTGCGGCTGCAACACCTGCTGCGGCATGTGAGAGATACGTTCAGCCGGGGGAATGTCCCCCGGCTTTGATAGGAGGTTTTGATTATGGCTTGCAAGCCTGTACAAAAACTGTGTCCGAACCTGCGTATCTCACAGGGCGTGACTTACGCAAGCGGCGTGCTGACGGTGAATATTCCGGCGGGAGATTACCAGAACGGCTGCGTATACGGAATCGTAATCGCTCAGAACATTCCGAGCACAACGATCATCGGCGCACCGGTAGTAATCACAATCGGCGACGGAACGGTAACGTATCCGCTGCTGAAATGCAACGGCGCACAGGCGACAGTGTTTAATCTGGACACCCGTCACAAGTACCTTTGCCGGGTGGTCACTTCGTCCAGCGGCGGCAGTTTCCGAATGCTCGGTAATTCCTGCTGCTCTCATTCTGACGCGCTGCGGTCTATTAACGGCACCGCGCCGACGGCGTAAGGGGGTATCATCATGAAACGAGGAACCCGAATGCTGTTGATGCAGCACACCCGCCGAGAGAATGCTTCGCCGGAGGAATGGAGAATCCGCAAGACGTACCCCGAAGATCGCCAGCATTACGGCGTGCGGTATCGGTACAATCATATTGAGCCTTACGGTTACTATGACGAGCGTATTCACGGCGGCGAACCGGAGATGCGGAATTATCGCCGTTATTCTGACGGACGCTTTGCACCAAAAAGCAACATGGAATATCCGGAGTATGACGAGTACCCCGATTACGAGGACGAGATGCGCCCTATTGGCTTTCGTGACGATGATGCTTACATGGGGGATACTTCTTATGTAGGCGACAAGACGCACGGTTCTGATCGCACTATGGGCTATGCGTCCAGCACGCACACCGGACGTATGACTAAGGACATGGCGGACGAATGGCTGCACAACATGCAGAACGCTGATGGCACGACCGGCCCGCACTGGACGTTTGAACAGTGCAAGCAGGTAATGCAGCAGCACAACTTGAATTACGACCCGGTAGAATTCTGGGTGGCAATGAACGCTGTATACTCCGACTTTGGCAAGGTCAACGAGAAACACGGCATCCGCAACATTGATTACTATGTTGACGCTGCTTGTGCATTCTGGCTCGAAGACAAGGACGCAGTGAAAAATAAGGAAGCGGCATACTATCGGTATGTTGTGAAGCATTAAATGAAGGGAGGGCAAATGCCCTCCCTTCATTGCGGTGTTGAAGTCCCACGCTATCTGTGGTACAATGTATAGGTCAAGTGGGACTAAACATGGGACTAAAATTTTTGAAGTGTCAAAAGTTCAGACATACTGTGGGGTTTCGAAATTTCACCTCGTCCTTGGTAAGGATGAGGTCACCAGTTCAAATCTGGTTAGCAGCTCCATGAAGAACCGCTTTTAGGCGGTTCTTTTTTTATGAAATTTTTCCAATAAGGGAGAAAACAGGT